ACGGTGTATATCAGAGCAAGTCCAATTACTCTGTTTCAGGCACAACGCTTACCTTCAGCACAGCACCTCCTAATGGAGTAGCTGTAGAAGTTATGGCGGCACACGCTGTTATAGTTTCTGTGAGTACGCCTGATGATAACACTGTGTCAACAGTCAAGATCGTCAACAACGCTGTCACCACAGCCAAGATTCTAGATGCCAATGTCACCACAGCAAAGATAGCTGATGATGCAATAACAGCCGCAAAGATAGTTGACAACTCTGTTGACATAGCAAGGCTAAATGTCACTGACGGTACAGCAGGTCAAAGCCTCACAACGAATGGTTCTGGCACGTTAGCTTTTGCTACGATTGGTGGTGCGTTCAACGACTTTGCAATAAAAACTGGAAACTACACAGCCGTTACCAAAGACCAGCTTATAGTCAACTCAGGCAGCGCAGTGACAATCACTCTGCCCGCTAGTCCTGCTGCGGGTAACGTAGTATTTATCAAGAACGCTGGTGCAGGCACAGTCACAGTGGCTCGCAACGGCTCAAAGATTAATTCGCAAACACAGGACGGAACACTGGCGGCAGACGCTGCTGCAACGCTTGTCTTTGTTGACGCAACCATAGGTTATAAGGAGCTATAAATGGCAATTACATTAGGTGGAGCCAGTGGCGGCTCAGAAATAAATGACAACAAGGTTATCAATAGCGTTGCTAGTTTAATAACTACAGATTCAGGCGAGAAGTGGTTGCAATCAGGCACTGTATCTACAGCCACATCAACATACCCAGACGCTACAAGCGTTTTGACAGCTATGACTTTAGGTTCTGTAGCTCACTCAACGTCTAGTCAAATATCTAGCCCTTCTGGATTATTATGGGATGGTAGTTATTTTTGGGCGGTGGGGACAAATTCTCCTAGAGGCTTATATAAGTATAACGCAAATGGTACTTATGCAAATGTTTATATTGCCCTATCAAACACAAACCTAAACATTTATGACCTTACTACAGACGGTACTAATATATATGTTGTATCGCAGTCTAATAGTAACAGTAATGACTTCACAGTTACTCAGCACACGATGGCAGGTGTTGCCACGGGTACAAGTTTTGAGGTTGCAACTGGCTCTAGTGCTTACATAAGAGGCATTGCTTATTTTGATAATCATTTTTATATAGTTCAACAACTTGCCCACAGCGGTAATCCCCAATCTATACTAAAATTTACGATGGCGGGTGTATTCGTTTCAACCCTTGCTTCTGGTTTAGGCCAAACACAATCCCCTTATGCTCTTATGTACCACGAAGGAGAATTTTTACTATCTGAGAACAATGGCAGAGTGTATGTTTATACTGCGGCTGGTGCTTATACAAATAAAGTTTTTAACCTACAATCAGGTTTAGATAACTTAAAAGGTTTTACTTATGACGGCACTAAGTTCTGGGGGTTATCAAGCAGCACTAATTCTTTTAAAGACATCATACCCACAAACAGTTTAGGCATTTCTTCAAAAGTGTCTACTGACGGAGGCGTGGTTTACACGAGGATTCTATAATGAGTTTTTATGCATACGTTCCAGATTCAGAGCCGCCAACAACATTGGCAATAAGATGGCGCAATGATGAACTCGCTCGCACTGACATAGCCGCCACAGTATCTGACTATCCGAATGCAGCAGCTATTATTACTTATCGTGCGGCATTACGTGACTGGCCTTCGACTGAAGACTTCCCAGATACAAGACCAGAGGTGAGCTAATGGCATTAACAAAAGTAAAGGCTGGTGTCATTTCTTCTGACCCCATAGCTGTAGGCATTACTACAGTAGCTACAGCCTCATCATTGACAGCCACAGTGAATACTCATGTCTACGTGAGTGCAGCAGGAAAGACCATAACGCTACCTGCTTCACCTTCTGCTGGTCAGCGAGTGCTGATTACTGTTGGTAACTTTGTCAATACAGTGGTAGGTCGCAACGGCAGCAACATTATGTCTAGCGGCACTGATATGACACTGGACAAAGAGTACCTTTCAATTCAATTTATATTTGCAGACGCTACACGCGGATGGGTAATGGCATGAGTAACTTTACAGATTTTATAAGTAGTGGTGGTTCAGTTACATACCCTACGTTTTTTTTATATACATCTCAAACATGGGTTCCACCACAGGACGGCAATATTTGCATTCATGTGGTTGGTGCTGGAGGTAGCGGATCGTGGTCTGCTGATGAAAATAGAAATAATGCAAGAGGGGGCGGTGGTGGTGGTTATTGCAAAAAGAATTCTTTAGCTGTTACTACTGCTGGCTCTTTTACTGTTGTGGTTGGAACTGGAGGAGCTTCAGCAGGAGGCACTACCGGAGTTAACACTGGTAATGCGGCGTACGGAAACGGTATTGCTGGTGGAGCTTCTACCGTAGCTGGTACAGGTTTAGGAAGCACACTGACAGCTAACGGTGGTGGTTTTGGAAACCGCACTGGCACTTCTTCAGCAGGTGGTACAGCCTCAAATGGTGACGTAAATAATACTGGTGGAACAGCCGCTGCATGGTGTGGCGGTGGCGGTGTAAATTTAAATGGCGCAGGTGCTTACAATGCAACTGGTAACAGTACCTACGTTGCTAAAGCTGGAGAAGCCTCTATTCAAGGGGACTTTAAAGAATCCGCTGGAGGCATTTTGTATGGAGGGCAGGCTGGGAATTTACAATATCAAGCAGGTCAGTTTATAAATAGAATGTCTAATTTTTCAAACCACAACGGTGGCCCTCTTGCGGGTGGTGCTTCACTACACTCTCCACGACAAAGCAATGGTACTGGCCTAATGTGGGGAGGCCACGGAGGTCTGGGTGGTGGGGGCGGGGCTTGCACTAGTTATTATGATGTGGACGCTGCTGGCGGTCGTGGTGGTGATGGTGTTGTTGTTATACAGTATCTTTCTTAAAGGAGAATTTAAATGCCCTATAATATTTTAGACGGTGCGGAAGGCAACGTAATTAATACGATTAACGCAGACTTAGAGTTTGTACAGGCTAACTTTGATTACTATTCAGAGTACACAGCCCCTTTAACCTCAGAGATACCTGTTGCCAATGCTGCTCGTATATGGCGTGATATGGAGCTGTCATCTTCAGACTACATAGTCCCTCTATCAGACCACCCACAACGTGCAGCTTACATATTGTATAGAGAGAGCCTGAGAGCATGGCCCTCTACAGATTCGTTTCCAGACACAAGACCTGAGGTGAACTGATGTCAATTACTAAAGTATCCTCAAGCGTTCTTGCTGATGACAGCATTGGCTCCGCTGCGATTGCAGATGGTGCTGTAGGTACGGCTGCTTTAACATCTACAATAGCTGCTGGTATCCCTACAGCAACTGTTGGCAGCAATGCAAACGCTACACCTAACACGCATCACTTTGTAAGTGCATCAGGTGTGACGCTAACTCTTCCAACTCCTACTGTGGGCATGAAGGTCTATGTAACTGTAGGTAACTTTGTGAACACAGTCATTGGGCGCAATAGCAGCACCATCGTAGGCTCTGCATCAGACCTAACAATCAACGTAGCTAATATGTCTATCGGGCTTATTGGCACATCAACTTCATCATGGGTGTTCATATAAATGTCGAATCTTACTGACCTAATCTCAGCAGGCGGTGGTGGTTCTCTGCCAGTAAACATAGTATTAACTAAATCACAGACATGGGTTCCACCTGTTGACGGGAACATCTGTATTCACGTTGTTGGTGCTGGCGGGGGTGGTAGTGCCGACACTGGCGGATGTAATGGCGGGGGTGCTGGAGGCTATTCTAAAAAAACATCTTTAGCTGTCACTACTTCAGGCTCTTTTACTGTTGTTGTAGGGTCTGGAGGTCTCGGCGCGATATACGCTAGTGGACGATATAATGGGGTAAATGGAGGAAACAGCACTGTTGCAGGAACAGGTTTATCTTCAACACTTATAGCAAGCGGAGGTGTCGGAGCGTCTACATCTGCTTCTGGTGCTGGCGGGTCAGCCTCTAATGGTGACGTAAACAACACTGGTGGTGCTGGCACTTTTTACGGAGGCGGTGGTGTTGGTTTGACAGGAACAGGTAATGCTGGCGAAAACTATTCACGAGGTGGGGGTGATTGTGATTTGATAGGTCCGACCAGCCTTATAGGACATGGTAAACTTTTTGGAGGCACTGGAAGTAGGGCGTATTATACAAGCACAAACAATGCTAATAGCTATGGCGTTAAAAATTATATGCCTAGCGGTGACTTTTTAGCTGGTGGCGGCTCTCTAATTATTCAGAATACGGGAATTGCAGTGTATACCCTCGGTGGAAACGGTGGCATTGGCGGTGGCGGCGGTGGGTCTAGGAATATGAATAGCGCAAATTATAACCTAGGTGGTAACGGCGGTGACGGCATCGTAATCATTCAATACTTACCAGCATAAGGAGAGAAAAATGAGATATATAATTAAAGATGCTGATGGCAACATCACAAACACCATCAATGCTGACGCTGAGTTTGTTGCAGCTAACTTTGACCACTATGAGCTTTGGGTAGCACCTACACCTGTAGAGCCAACAGCAGCAGAAGCTGGACGTATGTGGCGTGACATGGAACTGTCATCTACAGACACAGCTTCACAAACGCCAGACTGGCCGAATCGTGACAACATCCTGACGTATAGGACTGCATTGCGTCAATGGCCGTCCACAGATTCGTTTCCCACAACGCGGCCTATTTTAGGAGGCTAATATGATTGCTGAAATAACCCTTGTC